CAGCTCTAGCGAGTGCAGCTGGGTGGATGTATTTGTGCCGCCTGACGGGGCTGTGCTGCGAGATGGGAAGATATTGGAATGTAAGGATTTTGAAATAGATGGAAACAGCAAGCTGTGGAAGTCGCCGGAGCGCGGTGTGCATGTGCGTTTGCTGGTGAAGGAATGCGAAAACTGCGGCAAGCGAATGACTACATATGACCCGAAGCGGCGGTTCTGCTGCCGGGATTGTTATTATGAGTATATAAGCAAGTCCGGTCGCGGGAAATGTTATAACTTTGAAAAGAAAATTCGGAAATGCGGTATTTGCAGGCATGAGTTTGTTGCGCATGGTAAAGAAAAGTATTGTTCTGACGAGTGCAGGGCGGAGGCTAACAAGCGGGCGCAGAAAGCGTATCGTGAGCGGCACAAAAAATAGGTGAAATCCCCAGCGGTGAGCGTTGGGGATTGGGGTTTTGATGGATTTTTTCCGGTTGTCGGTAAACCGGCAGGCGGAAGAAGTTTATTAAAATCATATAAACAAGCCATGAATGGCAAGGAATTTTGGGCATGTGAACGATGTTCAAAATTTCAGGGGTGGAAGTCCCCCGGGAGGTCTTGCTAATAGACCAACTTTTCAACCATTTTTTATAAAATATAGGCGTTTACCTTGGGAAATGGTATGATATAGTTTTGATGGTATTTTCAGTATCAATGGATTGGGGTGGGTAATGAATGCCGTACATACGCAAGATAATTCGTTCCGGAGATGTGTTGGAGATTGAGGAGTATTTTTATCCTGAATCACTTGGGAAGCCTCAAAGGTCAAAGCAAAGCCCTAACAGTGTGGGTAAAGCAGAAACTCAGTATCAGGCGCGTGTAAAGCAGCTTTCAAGATTGATTAACGCTAATTTCACCGCAGGAGATATATTCTTGACATTGACATTTCGCAAGAGTGTAAGTTATGAGCAGAGCAAGATAGATTTAAAAAATTATTTGCGGCGGCTGAAGCGGTTGCGGCAGAAGCAAGGATTGTCGCAATTAAAGTATATATCTGTTACTGAAACGGGGACGAAAAGCAAGATGAAGAAGCACCATCACTTGTTGATTAACAAAATGGATATGCGGGACGCAGAGCGGCTGTGGCGGCAGGGTCATACTATTATGAGCAGTTTGGACCCAATGGCGGATTATGAGGGATTGGCTCATTACATAACAAAAGAAAATAAGAACAAGAATGAAAATCGCTGGAACAGGAGTCATAACCTTGAGCCGCCGGTTGTAGAGAAATACCCTGTGCGGCGTAACAGCAGGTATATTCGGCTGCCGCGGGAGTATGCGCATTATCATGTGATTACAGAAGATGTGTATTACAACGACATCAACGGCAGTGTGAAGTATTTGAAAGCTATTGCCCCCGGCGGGCATGATTGGGGGCAGGGCGATGATTTGTTGGGATGAGATATATGGGTAAGCAAAAAAACAAAGGATTGAAAACCAAAGTGCAACATTTCTATGATGCCGGTGGACGGCATTTAAAGAGTTTGAAATATTATGCTAATGAAGTGTGTGAAGAATGCGGTAAAGATGTGTTGCGGGTGCAGCGTCATGGCAAATGGTATGTGCTTGACGCGGAGAAACTGTATCTGCTAAAGCCAAACTGCTTGGGGCTTTCTGAAGTGTATACCAAAGAAGGGGTGAGGCACAGAGGAACAATTGTGAAAAATCCGCAGTTGACAGAAACATACATAGTCGGTTATCTGCTGCATAAGTGTGGGAGATAAGACAATGAGCGCAGGCGGCGGCACATAGTAAAACAAAATTAAAAAAAATTGGAGGTGAAAAGCCTCTTACTCTGTGTATGATTTCTCATTTAACAAGTTGCCGCCTGCGGGGAGGTGTGGAATGATAGATAAATACGCGCTGAGCAAGTATGTGATGTTGTGCGAGGAGATAGAAACGCTGGAAGCGGAGCGGGAAAGCTTACGCATGGGATGTGTGGGGGCGGTAGATACGGCGAGGGTACAACGCGGCAAGGGCAGAGCCGACCCGACGGCTGATGTGCAGCAGCAAGTTGAGCGAATTGCGGAAAAGATTGACAGGCAGTTGGGCAGATGTTTGACTTTGCGGGATGAAATTGAGGTGGCTATCGATAGTTTGGATGACCCCACAGAGCGGCTGTTGATGAGGAAGCGATATATTGAGGGCAAGCGGTGGGAGCAGGTGGCTGTGGAGATGAATTACAGTATAAATCACATTTGGCGGTGGCACGGAAATATTTTGCAAAAAATGAGAGATAATGAGAGATGACAATGTGTTATAATGATAGTGTCAGAAAAACATAAAACCTCTTAAAATGTGCAACGAAGGCACGGCTGAAAGGTCGTGCTTTTGTTGTGCAGTGAATGTGGAAAAGGATGGTGGATATGGATATTTTACATATGGCATTTGCGGTGTTTGCGGTGGTTATGGTCTTTGCGGCGTATAGGCAAGGACTGACGGACGGTGGCAGGCTGCGGGAGAAGAAAGAGGTGCAGCCTTTCTTCAGATACAAGCCGCATAAAGAGCAGGAATTGAGTGAAGCGGAGCAAAAACGCCGTGAGGAAGCGGAATTTGTGGATAATTACGAGGGATAAGATATGGAGAAGATAACGGCTGAAGAAATCTACCGCAGATATGAGCGCGGTGTGGATTATCTGGAGAAAAACCAGGTTTACAGCAGAGTGAAGAAGTGTGTGCGGCTTTACGAGGGCGAGCACTGGTGGGATGAAAATGTGGGCGGCAACAAGGATAATTTGGTGTTCTACAATTTCACCAAAAGCATTGTGGATTATAAAGCCAGTATGGTGAGTAAAAACAACATGAGCATTGTCTACAACCCGATGAATGTAGGGGACAACCGGGCGGAATATGTTGAAACCTGTCGGCATTTGAATTCATATGCGGAGGATAAGTGGGAACACCTCAAAATGGACATGGTGATGTGGGAGTTGGTGAACCATGCCGCAATTACCGGAGACGCTTATATTTATTTTGCCAACAGAGATTTGTTCCCGCAGATTATTGAGAAAACAAATATTTACTTTGCAGACGAACAAGAGCGGGATATTCAGAAGCAGAAATACATCATTGTGAGTGAGCGGAGGTTTGTGGAGGATATTCGCAAGGGCTGCAAAAAGGCTGTGGCTGAATTGATAGTGTCGGACGAGCCGGAGCACCAGATTAATAATGATGACAACGAGGTGGAAAATGACGGCGGCAAAGTAACCAGCTTGCTTTATTTATACAAAGACGAGCAGGGAAATGTGTGCTATGCCAAAAGCACCAAGGCGGTTATTTATGAGGAAGGTATTATTCAGGGGCTGACGCTGTATCCTATCTCCGGTATGGTGTGGAAGAGGAAGTATAACTCTGCCCGCGGTCTGGGTGAAGTGTGGGGTGTGCGAGCAAACCAGATAACCACAAACAAGCACCTTTACCGCAGGGAGCAGAGCGCGAAAACATTCTCGTACCCGAAGCCGGTATATGTGAAGGACGCTATTGCTAACCCGGAGGAAATCATGGAGCTGGGCGCGGCTATTGAGTTGGATGTGGATAACACAGTAGAGGATATTCATAAGATATTCGATTATATACAGCCTGCGGCTACGGGTAACGACGCTAAGGTATTGCAGGATGAGATAATGCAGGTTACGCGCGAATTGGCGAACGCAGGGGACAACGCGACGGGTAACATCGACCCCGAGGCTGCCAGCGGTAAAGCTATTAGCTTGGTGGTAGACCAGAACGCAATGCTTCTCACCGAGCAGAGCGCAACATATCAGCAGTGTGTGGAAGATATTGCATTGATATGGCTGGAGATGTGGCAGGCATATAACCCCAACGGTCTTCATGTGGAATATGAAGATAGGGAAAACCCTGATATGAACGAGATGGTATCGACAGTTATCCCCGCCGATACATTGGCAGAGCTTAAGGTGAATGTACGGATTGATGTGAGCCCTACAAACGCATGGAGTATCTACACCAACGACCAGGAGGCAATGAACCTGCTGGGAAATCAGCAGGTTACATTTGACGAGTATGTGGAGCTGCTAACTGACAGCAACCCGATGAAAGGTAAGTTGCAGAACATTATTAAAGCGCGGCAGGCAGCGGCACAAGAACAGGCAATGCAACAGCAGATGATGCAGGAACAGATGATGGCAGAGCAGGCTGCAATGATGGGAGCCGCGCCTGCTGAAATTGCCCCTGTGCAGGAAGCAATGCCGACGGTGCAGCCGCAGGAAGCGAACGAACCAAGTATTTTAGAGCAGGTGTGAGGTGATAGAAATGTTATGTCCAAAATGTAAAATTGAGATGAGAAACTGTGAAGACAGTGAAGGGAATTGGGTTGCTAAGTGTCGCAATCCACGATGTAATAATTATGATTGTACTATTGAGGTTATTGTGCGTAATAAGGCAGCCGCAAATGTGCCGGAGAGTGAAAGCAAAGAAAATTGATGACGCAGGGCGGGCAGAATGGCGATATTTAATGCGGATGGCGGGGTCGCAGTCGCCGAAAAAGAATAGGGAGTGAAGAGAATGACTGATGTAATTAATGTAGTGGACGATACACAGCAGGGAGTCGTGGACCTTGCGGGTGAGGATGTTTCAGCTGATGAGGCGCAAGTGGATTCCCTAAAGGGCACAGGGGAAGCTCCGCAGATTGAGGCGCAGGCAGAGGTCGCT